AGCCGGAACCGGCAGTCGAGGCGCCTCGAGCGCAATGGAGGAATTAAGGAAACAGACAGAACTTGGTATCGCAAAGTTTGACGCCCAGGAGAAAGTTGTCGGCAACCTAAACGCCAAGTTCCGCGAACAAACGCGCGATCTAATAGATGCAAAAGACGCGATCGCGAACTACGCCAGCACACTGTCGAGCGAAATCACCAGGGGATTCAACCTGGGCGCAGGCTTCACGATGAACAACGGCGAAGTCGACGCAGCCGCCTGGCTGGCCGGTGTCGACTCGGAAGTGTCAAAGTACGAGTGGTACGGCAACGTCCTGGCCGCCGTACAACGCGACGCCGGCACAAACGGCGAAGCCCTACGCGCCTACCTAGCGGCCCAGGGCATCGACCAGGGCGCCACCATGGGCCAGGCTTTAATCGACGCAGGCCTGGTCGCCACCATGGGAGACAAACTAGCCACAGTCACCGCGAAGGCAGACGAAGTCGCCCAGACAATGGTCCCAGAGTTCCTGCGCGCTGGCGAAGATTCGGCGATCGAGTTCCTGAACGGCACATCGCAGCAACTTTCCCTGGAAACCGATCGACTAAAGAAGATCGGCAAGAACATCGGAAAACCGATCGGCGCCAACATCGCAGCCGAAATCGCCGCCGCAGTCGCCCAGGCAGTCAAAGACGCCGAGGCAGCCCGTACTTCAGCCCTGGCGGAAGTGTCAGCCCGTGAAGCCTCAAGGACAGCCGCCGCCGTCGAGCAGGCCACAGCCCAGAACCTTGCCAGGTTGATCAGGAACAGTGACTCGCGCGCTGGCCGCAACGTGCAACCGGTCCTGGCATGACATCACCGATCACCCTGGTCGAGATCGCGGGGGTCGCACTCAACCTGGATGACGTCGAATACCAGGTCAGTGTTCAACACGGCCGCAACGACGTCACCAGTCAGCCTGAAGCCTCGACCGCCCAAATCGTGATTCGTGGCGCGTCAGGCGTATCGGCCAAAATGTCCGACCCAGTCGTGATACAGGCCTACGGATTCGACAGGTTCACTGGTGAGATCAGCGACCTGACGATCAGCCACCTATCGACCACACCGCCGACCGCCGTGACAACAGTCATCGCGATGGGCAACCTGTCCAAATTGGGACTGATCACAACCACAGACACGACCTACCCCCACGAAACTGTAAGGGAACGGGCCGAGAAAATACTGGACGACAGCGGCCTAACATTCGTCAACGGCGGCAGCGACACCCTGGAACTACACAGCCTGAGTTCGTCGCAAATGGAAGTCCAGCCGGTTCTGAACGCCCTTCAGCAGTTGTGCGAGTGGTCCGGCGCCACATTCTTCGACACACCAGAAGGATTGATCGCCTTCGAGTCCTACGGGACCAGGGGACTGACCGCGTTCGCTGCGACCTGGCAGTCATTACCTGAACCCTGGACCTTTTATTCACAGTCCTGGGATTCGTTTCCGACAGCGATCGCGACTTACACGTTCCCCAGTTCAGGGGTTATCTGGTCACCCACCTGGACCCAGACGCTCGAGGCACTGATCAACGACGTCACCGTGACCTACGGCAGCACCGGCCAGAACGAAGAACAGTCAGACGACGCCGCCTCGATAGCCCTTTACGGTCGCCGCCAGTACACCTTGGACACCAGGCTACGGAACAGTGGCGACGCATCCGATCGGGCCGGAAACATCCTTACCGCCCAGGCGAACCCATTGTGGAACATGGGGCAAATATCTGTCTATGTCGACCTGCTCGGTACTACCGATCGAGACAGGGTCATGGCCCTGGTCAACGGCGCCACAGTCACAGTTCCGAACCTTCCAGAACCAGCCCCCTATTCAAGTTTTCAGGGAATAGTCGAAGGATGGGGCGAAACCTACACACCAGGTCAGCACATCATCACATTCTCGATCAGTGACCCGCGCTACTCATACCAGACAGTCCAGTGGCAAAACGTAGACGCGACACTGATTTGGGGTGACGTCAATTCCGACGTCGCCTGGTATAACGTTGTCAATGCCGACGACCTGATCGCGGCTTAGGAAAGGCGGCACAATGGGCACCACACCGATTTACGGATTTCCGTACCCTGATCCATCGGACCTAGTGGCGAACTACCCTGCAATGGGGCAGGAGTTGGCCGAGGACATCGAAGCGGTCCTACCGACTCTAGGTGGTCTAGTCCCGTTGGCAAGCGCCTCACCGGCCGCTTCATCATCAACCATTTTCGACAACCTATTTTCTGCCACATATCGCCAATACATTGTTGCGTGGACTTTAGTAGCGTCAGCCACTGGTGATTTTAATTTTAGATTACGCAGCGGCTCGCCAGCCGCCGACGATACCTCAAACAACTACACCAGCCAATTGCTTCAAGCCAATAACACAACTCTCACCGGACAAAAAGCCACAGCAACATCGGGACGAATAGGATCACTCAGAACAAACGCAACTGGAAGCCTAATCGTAATAAGCAACCCAAACGCGGCCTTGGTCACATCTATGGGCACTACAAGTTATGCAGATTATGCCGCCGGTATCGTCTCGGATACTTTGTTGAGAATTGATGCCATGGTAATGAACACCACAACTCAATACACGGGCATAACATTTACACCTAGCACAGGCAACTACACGGGCAGAATAAACATTTTCGGGGTCAAACTATGAGTCAAGTAATTCATGTGGACGCCGCAACCGGAGAAACGGTTGAGCGTGATTACACAGCCGAGGAAGCCGAGCAAGCCGAAACCGACCGCATCGCAGCGGAGCAAGCCGCCGCCGACAAAGCCTCAAAAGAATCCGCCGACGCCGCCGCAACCGCCGCCGCTATCGCACACGCCAAGTCCCTCGGATTCACCGACGCCATGATCGCCGTCATGTACCCAAACCTCGGAGGAAACAATGACTGAGCCAGTGATCGAGGAAGTCTTCGAGGTCGAGGAAGTCAAGCCGGCCAAGAAAACCGCCAAGCCAAAGCCGACACAGGCACCGTCACAGACTGAGCGCGCTCGAGCAATCGCTTTGGCCAAAATTGAAGCCGCAAAGCGTTGACAGGTGACCTTTAATCAACCAGCCGACCTGATCCCCATTGTGGTGATCGTGTCTTCAATGCTCGCCGGCATCCTGTGGATCATTCGTGCACAAATGGCGATCCAACGCGAGTTCCGACCAAACGGCGGCTCGAGCATGAAAGACGCCGTCAACAGGATTGAGAAGGACATTCGCGACGTCCGATACAGAGTCGATCAGCACATCGACAACCACAACCGCTAGGAGCAACATGGACCGCATAATGACCCGCGAAGTACGCAAATACCTATACGCCGTCACGATCGCCGCAGTCACAGTCCTGGTCGCATACGACGTCATCTCAGGCGAGGCCGCACCGCTATGGCTGGCACTGGCCGCAGCCATACTCGGCATCATCGCACCAGCGACCGCGATCACCCACATGACCCCCAAGTCGTCAGACATTGCAGACAGCCACGAACCAGTCGCAGGAAACAAGTTCTAGTGGCACGCCTAGTCGCCGCAGGTGTAGTCCTTCGATCGCAGGTAAACCGGCGCTGGCCTGACCGTGACAAAACCTCAGACGGCTGGATTGGTGACCGCGCCCACAGTGCCAGGATCAGCGACCATAACCCTGACGCTCGAGGCTGGGTGCACGCCCTAGACATCGACGCCGACCTGCTCGGACCAGGGCGCAGGGCCAAAGCTAGAAAACTGGCCCAGGAACTTGCCGACCAGTTGATCGAGTACGCCAGGTCAGGTGAACCAGGATCAGAACGCCTCAAGTACGTCGTCTTCAATAATCACATCGCCAGCGGCACCTACTCGAAGCAGTTCTGGACGTGGCGCGCTGGGTCCTGGGGCCACGAACACCACATTCACATCAGTTTCACCGACCTGAAACCAGTCACAGGCCGGCGCAAGTTCCCCCTGCCTATCTTTCAAAATAAGTAGACACGCCGAGCGCCAATACGCGCAAAGCACGCACAGAGCGGTTACCGTCAAACCCGAAAGGGGAAACCATGACCGATTACATCAAACCAGGGAAAGCCGCCGAGATGCTCGGTGTCTCCCGCGACAGCATCCGCCGTTACGTCGATTCGGGCGCGCTCAACGCGATCACGACACCAGGCGGCCAGCGACGCATCGACCGAGTCTCGGTCGAAAGCGTGATCCAGAGGCGAAACCGAGTATCGCCTACCGTGACGATCATCGAGGCCGAGTGATCATGGCAGCAGTCCTCGCGGCTGCGATCCTGGCCACACCCACGCCCCCACCATTACTGGCGGAAGGCAAAGACACAGGCCGGCAACCCAGCGCCTACACCGGCACCTATTACAACCAGGAAGACGAACCGTACCGTCAGTGCGTCGCACAACGCGAAGGGCGCTTTCAATACTGGGGAACCGGATCGGGCGGCATGTACCAGGGCACCTACCAGATGACAGTTCCACTGGCCCACGGAGCAGTGTGGATGATGCAGGCAGAATGGGCGCAGCAGTTTGGACGCGCGAAGGCGCGGCAGATGCGGCAGACGCTCCATGATACTCCGCCCCGCAAATGGTCCCGAGAAGTCTGGGATCAGGCGTTCTGGACCGTTCTCAACTGGGAAGGCGTACGCTCAGGCGCACATCACTGGGCAGGTGGCCGGCATCACTGTCAGCCAGGCATGAAAGATTACGGAGGCAACAGATGAAAGCCGTAGAGATGACACTCGCAACACTGATCCTGGTCGGCTTTACCGCCCTGCTGGGCCTGGTCGGATGGATCGAAACGCTCGGCATGTAGCCAACACAACAAAAGGGGAAACGCATGTACTACCAGAAAGACATCAGGCTCGAAGACACGTTCGTCGAGATAGTCAGATACACCGAGGCCGGCCCAGTGTGGCTTCACATCCTGGACAACGCCTCAAGTTTCACGCGCCGCTTCCAGTTTCGTGACGCAGCCCGACTAGGTTGGGCACTCCTCGACGGTGCCAGCAGCACAGGCCAGCCGTACCCAGTTAAGGAAGGCGAGTGAGTCATGGAAACACTGTGGACAGAAACCGTAGACGCCTTCGACTCAGAGGCTTTCGTCGACCGGATCAGGAAAGCACAGCGCACAGCCCTGGCACGCACAGAGGCCGCGACAGCGATGCGCAACACCGAGCGCAACACCGACCCGACCTGGGCCGACCACGCCCAGCGCATCATCGTCGAACTGGCCCAGACAGGCCGGCACTTCACCAGTGACGACGTCATGGAGGCACTGACAGACGTCGAAGTCGAGACACCAGACACCAGGGCGCTTGGGCCGATCATCAAAAAAGCGATCGCAGCCGAGTGGATACACCGCACAGGGTTCGAACCCTCGAGGCGACGCCATGGCACACCGATCGCCGTCTATGTGGGGGTCATTTAATGGTGTACGACGACCGCATGAGCGATTACATCGAAGTGAAAGACAGGATCGTCGCGTTCCACAAGGCTTACCCAGAAGGGTCACTGCAATCGGAATACGAAGTGATCACCCTGGGCGAGAAAGCCTGGATCGTTGTTAAGGCGTACGCCTACCGCAGCCCAGATGACCTGCGCCCTGGCATCGGGCACGCCTGGGAGTCATACCCAGGATCGACACCGTTCACTAGGACCAGTGAACTGATGGTCGGTGAGACATCAGCCTGGGGTCGCGCCTTGGCAGCCCTGGGGATCGCTGTTAATAAGTCGATCGCGAGCCGTAACGAAATCAAAGCTGCGGAGTCACGAAAAACAGAACGCTCGAGCGAACCGACACCGAGCGATGACCCGTTCTATACGAACGCCCCAGCCACGTCACCACTGTCACCACACCACGACACCAGGAAAAGGGTCAACGGTAAGCAACTGGGCTTACTAAAAGGGAAACTGCGGGGCGCTGGTGTGGCCGATGACAACCTGATCAACACCGTCAACGCGCTACTCGCCCTGGGCGGATACGATCCAGTGACGCTACCCGCTGACCTGACGAACGCGACACTGGACCACGTCTTGCAGAACCTGGACAAGATCGTGACAGTTGAGCAGTTCACCAGTGAGCAGTACATCGAGGCGACAGGCAAATGATCATGGCCAACAACTGCGCCGACTGCGGCTTCAGGATGCACCCACAGGAACGCACCTGCCTAGCCTGCCAAGACAGAAACACGCCACCATAAACGACTGGTGCCGAGGTATGCCCCGACCGGCGAAGTATGCGCGGAGCAGTCGTTTGACCGGAATGACGGAGGAAACAGCACCGGCCACGACCAGACCAACACCCCCACCAGGTAGGGGAGTAATACCCAAAACCGACCACAACAGAGGGACCGACTGAACCCGACAGGGTTAAGTTCGGGCGGTCCCGATCACACCCAAGGGGAAACAATGA